GTCATCTTGTTCTGTGAGTTTAACCTCAATAAACTTTGTCAAATCAACCATTTTATTTCCTCAATCCACCGGTTTCGGTTTGTTTTTTTAATTGTTGGATTTGTTCTTTGCTGAGGAGACCAAGAATTTCTTTGGCTTTTGAATCGGAGAAACCGAAAGCTAGCTTAACGCATTCTATATCTTCACTTTTCTCTGATTTAATCCACTTTGCAAACGGTCGTTTCTGTGACCTGATGGTATTTAGAAAAAAATCATTCTGAAGCTTCTTGTCCAGAAAATGCCGACGATTCATTTCGTTAGCATAAATGATACAATCTCTATGATAGGACAGGCCACGGTTGACAAGAAAAGGGTTATACTCCTTCTCTGTAATATCATCTACAATTAACTGTTTCTTGTTTTGTAGAATCGCATTGATAAAATCAAACGGACTCATACAAACTCACAGTTTACCATAAGTTCTGTCAGACAAGCGACAGTATTAATTTCTTGGTCAGCAACAAAGGCTGCCTTATATTGGTAGTCTGCAAGAATCAAAACTGCTTGAGGGATAGAATTGGGCTTCATAGTGTCATACATCGCATCATAGATTTTACGAAACAATGTATTTGAATCTATTTCATTTGATCCTACCCATTTACGAATGGAACTAAAGTCTTTATCTTTGATAAACTTTATAATCTCGGAGATAGATACATCGCCAATCTGAGCCAAGATACCAGTATCAATCTTACCAAACTGTGAGTATCGTTGTAGTTCATTAATGATACGGCGAAAGTCTGGAAAATGTTTCTTGATTAGTTCTGCAATAACCGCATCTTCAAAGTCAACATTTTCACTTTGCAAAATTGACTGGATTCGTTTGAAGAATGAAGAAGCCATCTTGGCCTTCTCGCCATTCTTCATAGCAAAGTCAATGACTGCACACCGCGAATGCAACGGTTCAATGATACGATTCTTGTAATTGCAAGTAAAGATGAAGGTACAATTACTTGCAAACTCCTCAATCGCATTACGCAAAGCTGGTTGTGTAGAATTAGGATTTAGATAATCAGCTTCATCAATGATAATGACCTTTCGACCACCAGACAGTGACATAGCCGAAGCATAAGTCTTAATCTTGGTTCGAAAGGTATCGATGCCTGATTCATCTGAACCATTGATAACCATGTAATCACAACCAACTTCATTACACATGGCTTTAGCAACAGTAGTTTTACCTACACCTGGCCCACCAGACAATAGTAGGTTAGGTATATTTTTTTGATTAACATATTCCTGAAAAGGCTTCTTCAGCCTCTCAGGAATAATACAATCTTCAATCGTTTTGGGACGATACTTCTCCACCCAAATCATGTTTTCCATAATATAGACCTTTCACAGTAATCATAATTTAATACTACTTAGCTTCAAATTTGGAACCAGTTTCTGTGGTAATCCAATACTGTAGAGGTAGATTTTTATTTTTAAAATAAGAAATACCTTTCGATGAAATCTTCACTTCATAGGAACCAGGAAGAATCTTACTTAGGTTTTCTGTTTTAAAAATCATACGAAACTTATTACCCGATGCGTTATCACACATTTCAAGGGAGTTGGTGTGAGCAGAATCATTCTGTAGGTCAAGAGTTACAATACTGATCTTTGATCCATCAGAATCAATCGCAATATGCGGTGAAGAAAGCACATTTGCATTACGCATCACCCAATCGAAATCTTCGGCCGGTAGGTCGAAAGAAACATCTGCATCAGGCATCGTCAGTTGTTTTTCGGGAGGCAAAACAATCATTGACGGGTCACAGAAACGATACTCAAGTTTGCTACGACCTTTTTGACCACAAAGATAAACACTATTCAGATCAAAGTCAAGTGACAGGTCATCTTTATGTAGCGAAACCACAGAAAGAAAATTGTTCAAATCATACAGACCAAAGTCAGCAGGAATTTCTTCAGAGATATTCACCTCAGCAAGGATGTTCTTGTGTGGAGATACCGTCTTTAGAATTTTACCTTTCTTGAACATGATACCTTGGTTGATTGCACCAAAGTTTTTTAGAACGGCAAGTGTTTCATTTGATAGTTTCATTTGTTACTCCATTATTAAGTTGTTCATCATTAGAATACAGTATATCATGCTCATATAGAAACATGAGGCAACAAAGTGCATGAGCTAAATGATTTCTTCCTGTTTCAGGATCATTTTGTTCGCCTTCTTTCCATGCCCAAATATGTCGTTGCAAGGCGTCAAAGTACCTGCGTTTTGAATCAGGTACTTTTTTCCAATTGTCACGTTCATATTTTTGGGCACCGAAAGTTAGAACATCTACTGTAGCTTTCAGTGCAAGTGGTGGCAACAAGCCATACTCTAGCTTGCCGCCATCAAACTTGCGACCACCCGTTGTTGCGGTTTGAGAAGCCTTCACTTCATCAATCATAGTCGACCTGTGTATTGTGCAACAGCAGGCATATTACCAGTAAACGCATATGTTCCAATATGCTGCGTTTTCACCCAAGGACATAGGTAGATTTCTCCACCAATTTTACGCCACATCTGGCAGAACATATAGTCTTCTGAAAGGTAACGATCAGAACCACCACCAGTAATACTATCGGTACTATCAATGACAGTATCAAAGTATGCATGAATGTAACGCGAACCATCAAAGTTGGCTTGACCAACATGGTCTGGTTTGTATCGAATCATTGGGTAAGCTTCTTGCATCCTATCAAACACAGGACGCTTAACAAGCATAAAGCCTGTACCAATTTCCATTACTTGAAGTGGTTCAGTAACTTGAAACTGTGCAGTTCCTTTTACGACATTGAAAACATATTCACCTACTAGGTTTTCAAGTTCGCGTGGTTCCATTTTAGGATGGTTACGAGCAGCAGCGGCAACATTGGCCCAATTGATAGACTTTTTGGGATAGGGACCACCGATAACATCTTTATCGAGAGCTAACATTGCAATTACATCTTGCGGATTGTAATGAATATCAGAGTCAATAAACAGTAAGTGTGTGAAGTCTGTAGAACGGAGAAATTCATCGACTAGGTAATTTCTCGCTCGTGTGATAAGAGATTCGTTGAATAGGAAAGAAAACTTTGTTTCAACACCGTATCGAGCCAAGGTTGTTTGCAAATCAAGGCACGATTTGATATACAAGCCATGAGCCATACCACCATACATTGGTGTGGCTACAAACACTTTATTCTTCTTCAATTCTTCAACTTTAACTTGTATTTCCATAATAACTCCATAAAAAAAGAGGAAGTAACACTTATATGTATTACTTCCTCCACCAAATTACATCATGTAATTAGGCAAATGCGCGTTCACCTTGTGAACGGATTGCAGCAATGCCTTGTGCAACCATGCGCTTAGTAGGAGTGCCTAGACGGTAGAAAGAAACCTTATCACCGTGGCTGTTGATTCGGCTATTCAGATAGATAGCATGCCCTTCATTACGCAACTCATTAATGGTTGCAGAGGGATTAGCAACACCGAAAACGCTCTGCATTTTTTGAGCGGTAAGAGTGTTGTATTCGCTGTCTTTCGACAAGTAGGCAAGAACTTTAGCTTTAACTGACATTTAAAATACTCCATAATAAAAGAATCGCATTTAAAATTCATTTGAGAGGCGATTCAATCTCTCAAATATGATATGATTATACTATGCTTGACTAATAGTGTCAAGCATTTTTACGGCAAATGTGCATCAAAAAGGAACTTCATCCGAAATAACTTCAGGTTCGGCAGGCTTCACGGGTTGCGGATCGGTATTAACACCCGCATCAATTTTGGTATACAGATCAAGGAAACTCATTTGGGTATCCATATCAAAACGATTCAAGCAAAGTTTAATTGCTTTAGTTTTGTCACCGAAGATACCGTAAGTTTCAACGATATGCACAAGGCGGCGAGTAGAAATCACTTCATCACAACCGCCATCGTTGAAAGTTTTGCGAATTACTTCTGACCAAGTAACAAGTTTCTCCGCAAAATCTTTATCGGCACAACCAACAGATTCAAGTTCTTTCTCAATAATCTTACGTTCGATACGCAAGGTAGGAAATTCTTGTTCCATCGTAGTGCGAAAACGCTCAAGAAACGCTTCGTTCAAGACATTGGTAAACATATAACG